TAACCATTTTAAGGTTCATCATTTTACCCGCTCTAGCTTTGGTCATGCCGCCTTTTTTATAAGCTGCACCCATTCCTTTTTGAGCCATTCCGCCACCTTTTTTCATAATAGCTTGTCTTGCATTTTCTATATCTTTAGTCGTAAGTCTATCACTATCTGCATTTTTTCTAGCGTAGTCATAAACCTTTTTTAACTCAGCAAGTTTGATATCCGCTGTTGTCATTCTATCTTTTGACATTTTTCTTCTCCTTATTTTTTCTGTTGGTTTAGTTTCATTAGAGAAACTGCAAGTCTAGCTTTATCTGCTTCCTCTTTGTTCTCTAGTTTTACTTTTTCAAGTTCCATTTTTTCATCGAACCTAAAATCTTCATTTTGTTCTTTCAACGTAGTCTCACTCAACTTACGTTGTTGCTCCATCGCTTTCAAATCTAATTCTCTTTCTTTCAATCTTGTTAGTGGATCTTTTCTTGCAGCTAAATAATCTTCTTCCGTCGTTGCAGCTTCTTGAGTTAACTGCGCAGTTACTCTTGCCACAAGCGTTTCAAACTGTAATGCAGCTTCTTGAGGGTTTTGCTGGGCTATCGCCTGCAGTTCTGGGTTTTGTTCGAACTGGGCTTGCGCCATCATTCTAGCTTTGAGACCAATATGTTGTGCAATATGTCGTTGCAGTAAAGAATAAATCACAGGATTAATTTGAATCATTCTGGTTCGCATAAATGCCATGTGTGCTGCAATATGAGCATCGTGATCTTGTCCAACAAAGGCTTGTAGTTGTTTCATATCCATCGCTCTAATGTTTTCTTGCGCAGGATCTAAGGGTTGAGAAGGTTTATCTTGTGGTAACAATAATAAATCTACATTTTTCGCTCCCAGGGCTTCATACACTTGTCGATACGCTTCATACATGTTGTGCATACCAGGATTAGACATTGCAATCTTCAATTGTTCGTTTGCAAGGGTTACTCTTTGCGACATAGAGAAAATATTTGGGTCTGCAACAGGTAAAATATCTACTCGATCGTCAAAATCGGTCTGTTTAATCATTCTTTCACCACCATAAACGTCATAAGGGTACTCTGGAGGTAAATAATCACCAAAAATTCTTGCAAGAAGTTTAAATTCACGTCTCATTGCGTTGTAACAACGCTTTTGAACAGCTGACATCACTCTAGTTCCACGTTCTAACAATGCAATTGTGGTTCCTACAGGTGCGTTTTGGTTTCCATCACCTACTTGCATGCTAGAAATAGCTGCAAATCGGTTTCCCGCTTCTACGCAGAAGCCTAAAAGTTGAAATAACGTAGCCGAAGGCTCTTTAAAAGGTAAAATTTGGAACTGATCTCGGATATTTCCGCCAGGAGCGTCGACATCTCTGAACTCACCAGGGGTAAAAGGTTGGTCATCGTCCCTAATACGCATACCTCTGGACTTAAATCCCGCAGGCAAGTTAGATAAAGTACCTGCATCTAGTAATTGACGTAGTGCATTGGTTGCAGCTTTGGTCAAACCACCGATCATATGAACTAAGCCGAAGCCATAAAACCCTAAACCTGGTAAAAATTTATATTGAACAAAGTATTCAATTCGTCTTGCAAGCTGATCTTCCTCTTTGTAATTACGATACACAGATAAAACCTGTCCTGAAGACTCATCTAACGTTACGATATATGGAACTTTAATTCTTTTTTCTGTTTTATTATCTTCCATTTCAAATTCTTCCAAATCCAAATCCACATGCATTTCAAGAATTTTAAAATATTTATCTCTGGATACTATTTTTTCTACTCCAGAAATCTCATCTATCTTTTTTTCTAAATCTGATTGTGTGTCCGCACTTGGTTGAACTTCAATGTCTCTGTAAAATCCTGATAACTGTCTTTTGGTTAATTCGTTTTCTGTTAAAGTTAGTACATGAGTAATTCTTTCTGCTGATAATAAATCCGTTGCCATGTAAGGAACCACTAAATCTTCTGCTGGAACAAATTTTGCAACAGCTCTTTCGGTTGTTGCATCGTAATAAACTTTTTTAAATGCAGAACCTGCAAGAGGAAGTTGATATAATAATTGATCCATGTCAGTTGTGTACTCTTCCATTTTTTCCATCAACTCAAAATTCATAAATTCTTTAACACGATCTGCTTGATCTTCTCTTGCTTTATCTACAGCACCAACAATTTGTGTTCGCACTGGACCACCTGCTGGTAATAATTCTTTGTAAGCTTGTGCTTGAAACTGCGTGACCGCTTCTGACATCAATGGGTGTGTAACAGTAGATGCTCCTTGAAACGGTCTCGTAGTCGATCTGTAGCTGTCAGTAATGAAATCCAAACCTTTACGATAACCGTCTTCCCATGATTTTCTAGAATTTTTATCTGACTTGTAAAATGAAACTAACTCTAATCCTAATTTTTGTAATACTCTTTCGTCCATGTCCTCTGCGAGGTTTACATAAAAATTTTCCTCACCAGGTTCTAATTCTTCTTCTGTAACTTCTTGTGCATTGCCGTCTTGATCTATTTGGACAATAGGTTCTTGTTGACCTTCACCCTCAATTTCCACATTAGCATCCTGAGACGAAATCTCGATTTCATCATCTTCAGTCGTTCTGATATTTTCATTATTTTTTTCTACGGCCATTTTTTTTCTTTACACTTCCACCATACTTCATTTTCCCAGATTGTACATAAGGAAAAAGTTTCTCTTGTGGAATAGATACTCCGCCGAGAAACTTTTGATATTCCTCACCTAAATCCTTATTAGCAGCTTTTGATGCTAATACAATCGCTTTGTTTAAAGAAGACATTAAGTTAACAAAATAGTCTTCTTAGATCTAATCGCTCTGCCTTGACCTTTAGTCGTAACAGCTCCACCTGATTTAAAACCCATATTACCAAAACCAAAGTTTCTTACTCCAGAAACATTAATGGATTTAGGACCTGGTTGCATTTTTTTTCTTACACTAGCTGTAGCTGTTTTTTTACTAGGCATTACAGAACCCTCATGCTCAAAAGGTGTAGTTGATGATTTCTTAGATGCTCCTTTGTAAGCATCATATTCGTAATCAAGGTTTTTCGTAGCTGTATCTGTTGCAGCACCTGAATCACCCATCTTAGAAGCTAAATATGCAGCTGCAATTCCAGCTCCTATTTTAGCAAGTTTTTTAGATTTTTTACCCATGGTATTTCTCCTGTTTAACGTTAAAGGTTTATAATAACTTACAAACGCCTATTTATCAATCGTAGAACTTCTTTTCTGCAGATATATGTGGCTCTTCTTTGTAATCTTCTGGTGTCATAATAAATCCGCCTTGTCTGTACCTAAACAAAGCTTGAGTCATACTATCTACTAAATCATCATGTTCGCCATAAGGAAAAGCTGCAGCTTGTTCTATTACTTCTTCTGCAAATCTTTCTCCCTTAGGATAATAAACCATACCTGATGCAAATAGTGGTGAAACTGCATTTACCCTTGTAACTTTATCTCTTCCTTTTGCAGGTATGAAATCCATCGCTGGAATACCCATACGTCGAAATTCTTGCAATAATGGTTGCCCCGAAGCTTTTGCTTCAATGATTACAGATTCGGGTTCCCAATATCGATACTGTTCTAATGCTGCTTGTTTTAAATCTGGAAATTCCCATCGTTCCTGTACAGCATCTAATAAAATAATTCTTTGACCCATTCCGTCTTGTGGTTCAAAAATTCCCCACGTAGTAATAGCAGAAAAGTCCGCAGTCTCTTTTGTGGAAAATGCAGTATCATAACTTTGTATGACGTGTAGCAAATTTGGGACTCCTTTTTTTGTATCCCAGGGTTTCCACCACTCCCTCTTGATAATAGCTCCCTCTTCTGAGGAAGGTTCCTGCATATACTGTGCATTCCAGTTTCTTGCTGCAATAGAAGCTTTTGTTTTTTCTAAATCTTCTAGTGTCCAATACTCTGGCCACACTGGATTACCATTAGGCATGATCGCTGGAAATTTTATTACATACCATTGGTCTGACTTAGGTTCAGATTGATTTGCTATGAGTTTGCCTGTTAGGTCTGCCTGACCCCACCTGGTCATTACCAAAACAATTGAGCCTCCTGGTTGAAGACGTTGACGTGGACCAGAAGTATACCACTCGTAAGCTTTATCAAAAGCATTCTCGGACATTGTATCTTGTTCAGTATGTGGATCATCAATAATTAATAAATCAGCACCACGACCTGTAATTGAAGCTCCAACACCAGCAGCATAATATTCACCACCTTGATCTGTTTCCCAACGACCTTTTGCTTTGGAATCTTCTCTAAGTTTGACATCACCAAAAATTTGTTTGTATTCAGGAGTCTCCATCAAGTTTCTTACTTTGGATCCAAAACGAACTGCAAGTTCTGTATTGTGCGATACCTGCATAATTTTTAAATTAGGTTTTTTTCCAATTAACCAAGCAGGGAACAAATAAGATGCAAACTCTGATTTAGTATGCCTAGGGGGCATATTCACAATGAGTCTCTTTTGGGACCCATCTGCAATTTTCTGAAATTGATTACCAATGATCTGGTGGTGTCCCCATTTCAATGGGTCCTTTTCTTTACGACAAATAAAACTAGGCCAAACTTCTTGAACAAACATTAAAAAATTATCCTGGCACAGCTTGATATACTGTAACCATTTTAACTCTACCTGTTCTTTCAATTCATCGGTAGAAAGCTGATCTAAAGTTTTTGAACCTGTTTGCATGTATCCGACCTACTTTTCTTTACATTGTTTTTAGTAACATATCAACACAAATGGGGGGTCGGGGTACTGAAGCGGAAGCTGTGACGGTGGGATGGCCTGGACCCCTATCGGTAGGAGGCCAGGCACTTGATGAGTGTATCGTAATCAGCTGGTTGAGTTAGCTTTGGTGACATCAATGGACATTCAGGATTATGTCTTGCACCATACACTGCATGAGCAATCTCATGGTACACTACATGTCTTAGGTAGTCTGTACCTTTGTTGATTGCCTTTTCTGTAATCCAAATCTTACAGTTACCAACCTCTGCTAACCCAAGCATCTTCTTGCAATTTACAGACTCACCAACTCTAACATCTATTCTTGGTAAGTCTTTGATTGTTTTCTTCACCTCATAAATTAATTCAATAACTCTTCTTCTAAGTTGATACACTTCATCGTTCATCTTGTAGTTATTGAATTCTTCTGTTTTCATTTTTATTTTTTTCATGATTTTTTATCGCACATAATTGTGGCGAAATTAAGGCAGAAAAAAAATATTTTTCTGCCTTAATTCTTAGATGCTATCGAAGTGACTCGACAGGTATTGGTAACTCAAATGAGAATGGTTTGACTATGCTAAAGTATTCTTCAGCAGGACTTCCAATGCTATCAAACCTATCAATGAAGTCCCTTGCTCTCTGTGGTAATGAGAGGCGGATCACAGGGAAGACACCGTTTTCAGGTACTATCTCATCATCTATATAATCATGAGGACGCGTAAGTTTGTCATCCACCTGGATCAACACAGATAAACTTCTTACCTCAACCCTGCAGGTCTTCTTCACAACCCTTCGGATCGCCAAAGCGATCGGGCAAGAAAGGCAGTCAGAAGTTGTTCCGTGACTGATATCATCAGCTGTCACTTTTATTTTTTTAACTTTCATTATTCTCATTACAGATGCCTCCCATCTAATTCGCATGTGCAATCTTTACAATAAAAGAATGACATTCCATCATTGAAGTAAATGTCCCTGGCATCAAT